CGATGCGGTCGCGTATCCCTCGGTGCTGATCGGCACGCCGGGGATCGGTGACTGCGGACGCAGCGACCGCAGTGCCGTCCGGTCGAGCTTCGTCGACGCTACCGACACCGGGGCATAAGTGGCATTCAGGTCCGCTTCAGACAGGCGCCCATCCAGCGCCTCATGCGCCTCGTCGATCGCATCCGCATACGTGTCGAACAAGGCCTTCGTAGCGCGGGTAAGCCCGCTGACAATGGTTGGTCGAGACCACGCCATGCGGGCTCACCCGCCTTTCACGAGAGTGGTTGAAGACATTCATCCGATGACGAAGTCAGGCCCGATCACCGCCGACGACGAAAGGTCGCCGATGGTCGGGCCAACTAAGGGGCCGTCGGCTTGGTGATGCTGGTCATCTTCCCGCGACCCGTCAGAGTGCACGTGAAGGCCTGCAGACCCTCCTTGTCACCACCGGTGTCCGTCCAGTTGGTCGCGAAATGACCCTCGTACGCATCCGACAGGTCATCCAGACGCCAGAACCGCACATGGCTGATGTTCTCGTAGCCGATCTTGCGGCCCTTCGCCCGCAGAAACTCCTGCCCCGGATCCGGGGTGAGGGTCTCACCCGCGAGGGTGCCCTTGCGCAGGCCCTGCAGTTCGAGGTTCTCACCGATAGCGGTGGCGATCTGCGACTTGCGGCCGTCGGCGTTGATGTCGCCGTCGTCCTGCATCGTCAGGTCCGTGGTCGGGTTGACGGTGGACAGGCCGTACACGAACACCCACGACGGGGTGCCGTTCGAAGAAGTGTCGACCTGGACCGCCCAGTCGCGGGCGAGGGTCGAAACGAGTGCCGACGAGTCGGCGGGAACGAGCGGAGTGCTCATGTGTTCTCCCTATCGGGTGGTTATTCGTCGGCGTCGGCCGTGGTGGCCGGTTCCGCCTTGGGTGTGGGCTTGCGGGTGTGGGTGCGCTTCGGCTTCACCGGCTCCGACACTGGTTCCGGCTCGGCCTCCGGCTCGACGACAGGCTCGGCGGGCGCGGCGGTCTTGTCCGTCCAGAACGCCATATCCGGCGCCGACGGACGCTCGTCATCGAACCGATACCCCAGGCCCAACAGATGAGCACGCTCACCCGCATTCAAACCCGGATCCCGGCACACACCGTCGACAAACACCAGCCTGTGCCGGCCGATCCCCGTGGACTTGACATCCCGCGGGGCGTGAATATTGCTCATGGTTGACTGCTCTCAGAAGGATTGAGGGTGAACCGGTAGGACTCGAACCGCTCGAACCGGCCATTGGCATCTGCGGCGGGCGGGGTGGTGACCTTGCGGATCGACTGCAACACCCGCACCCCACCCGGCATCACGTAGCGTTCCGCCTCATCCAGCACCGCGAAGGCCTGGTCGGCAGGCCCGTCCACGCTGGCCAGATCGTAGGGTGCGCCACGGAAACGCAACTGCACGAACACATCCGGGTTGTGCTTGTCCCGGGCGGTGCTCCAGTCGTACACACTGACCGCCACCGCCAAATCCGGGGACTCGGGCATCACAGCCTCGAACACCGCCGGCACCACGAGAGTGTCGGGGTAGGCCTCGCCCGGGGGTCGGTAGTCCACGATCCCCAGACCGGCCAGATGTCGAGCGACACCGATGCGGACCTGTTCGGGGGTGTACGGCTTCACAAGGCACCCGCTATGGAGGCTTTGACGATGTCCAGGAACTCGGCACCGAAGTCGTTGACGGCCTTCTCGAGGAACTTCGCCTCGCCACCGTTCGGGTGGTTGAGCGACACGTCCTCGTGCTGCCGAACCGCATACGGGGTGTTGTACGACACCACCCCGCGGGTGCCCTCGGCCGACGCCATCGCCGACTGCCGGAGATCACCCTCCGCGAACGGAGTCCGATCCAGCGCGTTCGCCATCAACGCCTCACACGCCATCAACACCCCCCGCTCCACAGCCTCCCCCACCGCGCCCTCGACACCGTTGCCGTTCCATTGCGTCGAAACCATGCGCAGCGCCTCCTATTCGAGTGACACGGCCAGGTGATCCGGCGTTGGCAAACCCCCGCCGTCGGCACGCTGGGTGTCGATGACGACAGAGGTACGGCCCCCGAACGCGGGCGACAGCGTCACCAGCGAACCTGGGGGGATGTACGCGGTGGTCTTCGGGAACGCGACCCGGGTGGACGAGACGACCTCGGCGCCCGCACTGTTGCGGACGAGCTTGGTGGTGTCGTCGATCGCGCACACCTCGGGTGTCGCGAGAGCATAGATTGGGCCGGTGGAGCCCTGTCCGGTCTTGCGTTTGACGGTGACGGTGTGCCGCCAGTGCTTCGCCAAACGATCCCGCACCATCACCACACCCCCGGCCTGGACGACCCCAAACCCTCATCCGTCAGGTAATCCATGGCAGCCGGCACCAACCCGTCGAGCGAGGCCCGCAACGATTCGGCGATCGCCGCGGCCTGCCCCGAGTCAAGCGACACCGACGCACCAGCGATCGACGACGACGTCTCCACCTGCTCCAAACCGGCGATACCCGCATCGGGGTCGATGTCGTTGGCGGCCCAGAAGGCGGCGTGCTGGCAGGTGGCGTTCTCGAACGCGGCGATGACCTCCGGTTCGGACGGGAGCCCGGCGGGGGTGGTGTCGTACCGGTCGTTCACAGTCGCCCGGCGCACGAGACGCGAGGCAGCCCGCAGCAACGCGGCGGCATTGTCGGGCATGGGTGACACCCACGCACCGAGGGCGGCTTCGTCGGCGTAGACGAGCACGGTTCTCCTATCGGATGGATGACACCCACCCCACCGACGCGTCAGGTCTGGTGGGGTGGGTGTCGCTCACGAGGCCCGTCAGGACGGGGCGACGATGTTCACCGCGGCGGTGGCCAGAGCCTCCGGGCTGAACACCTTGCCGCCGTACACGTTGAGGCCACGGATGATGTCGGCGAAGTCGTCGGGGTCGCGGATCGCTTCCACCTGGTTGATCTGGTTGACCGCGGTCAGCGCATCCGGGACACCGGCGATCAGCACCGGGTAGTCCTTGTTCGCGCCGGCGCCGCCGACAACCGGGACGTTGCCCGAGACGAGGACGTTGAAGCCCGACGCGCGGCCGACGAGGCCGTTCCACAGCGGGTCCTGCGTGCCGCTCGAGGACAGGTCGGTGTACCGCTTGTCCATCAGCAGCGCCGAGATGAACTCGGAGTTGACCACGACGAACCGGCCCACGGTCGGAACCGAGTTCTTGTCGAGCCGCTCGCGGAGCTTGACCAGCACCTGGTAGGCGGAGGTCTGACCGGCGGTGGCCTTGTCGGGGTCACCGTCGACGACGGTGGCGTCGGCCAGCTTGTTGCCGGCCAGGACGCCGTCACGAAGGACGGTGCCGAGGAAGGTGTCGACACCGGTGGCCAGGCCGTGGCCGGCGGACTTGGTGGCCGGGCCCTGGAAGTCGCCCGCCGCCTGGACCTTGTCGACGTCGTTCACCTTGAAGTTGAAGTAGTCGGCCTCCGACACCGTCAGGGTGATCGACGCGTCGGCCAGGTCCTCGTTGACCAGCGGGGTGCCGCGCACGTACTTGCGGATCGTCGGGGCACCGATCGTGGTGACCTTGACGGTGTCGCCCTGCTGCTGGATCTGGCCCTCGTACTTGCGGTTCGCCACCGACGGCTGACCGTAGATCAGGGCCTCGTCGTAGGGAACCTGAACGGCCGACTCCCAGATGGTCGGCTTGAAGTTGGTGATCGCCATGTGGCGTTCTCCTTAGGTGGTGGTGGGTGTGGCCCGCCGGTCAGGGCTTGTAGCGTCCGTCGGCGAGTGCCTGTAGGCGGTCCTTATGGCCCAGAGCAGCGAACTGCTCGTCGGTAAGCGGTCCGGGCTCACCGGTGCCGGTGGACGTGTCGCCTCCCGAACGCGCGGGCACCACCGGGGCGCTGGCGAATCTCGGGTTGGCGGTAACTGCCGCGTCGACTGCGGCGGCCACCTGGGCTGCGTAGTCGTCGGCAGAAGGATCGAGGTCCCTGACGGTGGCCAGGAACGAGGTGGAGTCGAGCAGTGCCGCGGTGTCGGCCTTGTCTGCCGCGGCTTCGCGGACGGCGTCGCGGAGCTGGTAGTCGCGCAGCTTGGCGGACATGTCCTGCAGGGCTTGGTTCGGGTCCGGCGGGGTGTCGGCCGCGGCCGGGTCGTCCGGGGTGAAGCCGCCGAGCTTGCCGAGGTTGGCAACGATGTCGTTGTACTTCTGTTCGAACTCGGTGGCGCGGGCTTCGGCGTCGCGGTGCTTGGTGCGCCAGTTGGCGTTCTCGGTGCGCAGGCCCTTGACGTAGCCCTCGTCGTAGCTCTTCGGCTCACCGGTGCCCGGATCGACCGCGCCGGGATCTGCCGGGGCGGGATCGGCGGTGCCGGGGTCCGTCACGGGGGCCGGTGCGGGGTCGGCGGGGATCGACGCCGGCGCGGGCGCAGGGTCGGCCACGGGTGCCGGTGCCGGATCGGTGACCGGGGCCGGTGCGGGATCGGCAGCGGGGGTCGGATCGGCGGCGGGGGCGGGGGCAGTCAAGGGGGTGTCCTCCTGGGACGGTGGGGCGCACCTGGCGCCGGGGTTGAAGGAAACCCGGCGGCTGAGCCGACGGGCGGTAAGAAGTCAGTGGTCTATGCGGCGGGGTTGCCCTGCCTGGCCTGTTCACGGAAGCGTTTGCGGGCCACACCGGTGCGGTCGACGTGGTCACGGATCTGCCCTTGGATGGCACGCACCCGTGCCGTAGCGAGGCGCTTGTCGGCGTCGCTCAACGCGGCAGCTTCGAGGCGTTTGGCTTCGCGGACCTTGCGTTCGAGATAACGCAGGCGCTGTTCGTCCTTGTAGCCCTGCGGGTCGTACGGTTCCGGCTTCGGGATCCGCGCCCCCGGCACCAACAGGGTGTACCGGTGCCTGCAATTCGGGTGCTGGAAGCCCTTCGAGCGGGCCTCGTCCAACGATGCCGTCACTTTCACTGTGGTTCGGCCACGCACGCCGTCCACCCGATGCTCACCGTTCGGTGTCGACCCCGACAGGGACAACACCTTGCCTTCGAACGGTGCGCACTGCGGCGACGGATTGCGGTGGTGGGACACCACGACGAGGTCGAAGCCGCGTTGCCGCAACCGGGCCTGATGCCCCGCGGTCTGCGCCCGGAACGCGGAGGTACGAAGCGCCATGTCCGCGTACGTGTCCGGGCGCCAACGCCTGCCGGCGCGGTCGGTGAAACCCGTCAGGCCTTCGCGGGCGAACCGATTCAACGCCGTCTGCAGCACCTGCTGGCGGGTCTGCACGCCAGTGAGGGAACGTCCGGTGGCCTCGGCGATGATCTGCCGGTAGGCGCTCATCGTGGACGACAGGATGCTGTGATGTGTGCCGATGACGGCCTGCGCGGTTTCGGCTGCGAGAGCGGCCACCGCGGCGGTGTCCACCACTGTCACCGAGGCCGCTGCGGGGGCGGTAGTGACGAACCTCGCGTCGGTGATCTCCGCGTCGGCCAGGGAGACGCCGGTGGCGATCTGCTGGGCGACTGCAGCGTCGATGGTCGCAGCCACGATCGGGGAGAGCTGCGACAGTAGGCCTTGGGCAGCGGCGGACAGTCGCCCGATGTCCTGGACTTGGCGGATGGCCCAGTCGGGGGCGTCGAGTCCCTGCTCGAGGTACTTCGCAATGAGGGCGATGAGGTGGGATTCGGCGTCGGCGTAGATGGAGGCGATCGCCGCGGATGCGCCCGGGTCGGGTGCGGTCACGTGGCGGTCACCTCCCTACATGCTCAAGCAGCTGCCGGGGCACCCTTCGCGGGGGCGTCCGGGTCCTTCAGGTTCACCGGCACCATGCCTGTGAACTGGATTCCTGCCATGCCCAGGCGGGCGGCGGCGTTGTCCGGATCGACACCGGCACGGATCAACATGCCCAACGCTTCGGCCTTCTTCTTCACCGCGTCGGCGTCCTCAGCCTCAGGCTGCTGCCCCCCCCTGTTCGGGGGTGTCCGCTTCCGGATCGGCCACGGGGACAGCGGGCGAGGTGGTGGCGCCGTCGAAGCCTGCTCCCAGTGCGAGCGGATCAGCGAGCGCCTGTTCCTTCCGGAGCCGGTCGACCTCTTCCTCACGCCATGCTTCGTCCCGATCGGGCCACAGCATCGCCACCTTCGTCTCCAACGACACCGCCCGCGCCGTGTCCAACGCCTGGATCGTCTGCGCGGACTGCAGCCGCGATTCCCGCACCGGAGGCGCCCAGTCGATCTGGATGCCGTCACCGAGCATGGCGCCGGTGCGGAACACCTGGGCGTCGATCAACAACGCCGCCTCGGACGGTTCGGAGTGCCCGCCGATCATGTGCCCCGACTTGACCTTGTGGGTCTGCACCGAACGCCTCACTTGGGCGTCGACCTCAGTTGCGGTCAACGCGACATCGTCGGACATGCCGAACGTGGCCGGCGAATACCCCACCCGACGGAGGATCTCCCGCGTGTACGCCTCCGCGGCCTTGAGGATCGGATCGACCCGGATGTCGGCTTGTTTCAGCTCAAGGATCGGCGCCCGATCGGGGCCGGCGCCACGAACCGTGGTGTAGGCCTCTTGGTCGACGTCGAACGCCGACCCCTGCCCCGGCCTGCCGGTCTGAGTCAGGCCCTGATCGATGATCAGGCGGGCCTTCGCCAGCCGGATGTCCCGCGCCAGACTCGAGTAGGCTTCGTCAACCTGGTCCATCAGCGAGATAACACCGGGGTCCCCGAAGTCCGAACGCCCCAGATGCCGCAGGGCGGGGATACCGCGCCATTCGGGGTTGGGGCGGCTGTTGGGGATGTAGCCGGCGGTGAGCAGCGGCACGTTCGTCGGCACGATCCCGTCACTGTTGACGGGGATCGTGGCGGTCTCGTCATGCTCGGTAAGCGGCACCGGACGACCCACGTTGATGCGGGAGCCCAGGTAGAGGGCGTGGTGGATGCCGCCCTTGGTGTGCCATTCGAAATGCCGCAGCACCATGTCGTTGTCGTCGACCAGCACCCGCCAAAACAGGACGCTCTGCAGGCGACCGTAGGAGAAGAACGGGATGGCCTGATCGGCGTCGACGTAGTCGAGCCACACATGATCCGCCAGCGCGACGTTCCACACGACCCGCACGAACGTCCCACCTAGGGCAGCGCACGATTCGGCGGCTTCGAGCATCGCCGAATGCTGGCGGCTGGTGTTGAAGATCAGGTCGGCGCGTTCGTTCGCCTTGTCGTTGGCGTCGCCGTCGCACCGTACCGACCACGGATCCGACAACAGGAGGGTGCCGGAGGTGTTCGCGAGGTCCGCAGCGATCGGCACATGCACCCGACGCGTGGGGGCCTGCGCCCGCGCCGGGGACCGACCCCACCCCAACTTGTCCTTGAGCCCCGTAGTCCACGATCCGACGCTGCCTTGCGGAGTGCCGGCGTAACGGGCCGTCAACCGGGACGGGGTGCCGATCCACCAGTCGTTGACTTCGGCGATCGCGGCGTGGGCCTGGCCGTAGGGCTGGGGCGGCCACTGGCTCTGGGGGACGGGCAGCGGCACGTCAAGCCCTCCTAGTCGATGGTGATGTGATGACGCCAGATGTGTTCACTGGTGGCTACGACATAGCGCCACCCATCGACGCTGTGATCGTTGGCCTTGAGCACGATGTCCTTGCCTTTGGCCTCGGACGCCTTCTTGTCCCACACGTAGCCGGGGATCTCCCCGAGCAGTGATTCGCACCGGTCGGAGATCAGCATCCGATCGGAGGACATCAGGGACGAGACGATGCCGATGCCGCGGTCGACTTTGTTGTCGCCGTTGACGATGTGCCCGACGTCGTCGCGGAACAGTTGGAGTTTGAACGCTTTCGCGGACGGGTCGACGTAGATCGACTCGGGCTGCCACTGCGGACGCTGCGCCAGCCACGCCTGCAGGTCCTGCGACAACTCGCCCGGGGTGGATTCGAGCGGCGGCACCCACTCGTCCAACACGTACAGTTTCCCGCCGGCCATGCCGAGCAGGACGCCGCGGGTGGCGTTGGTGGTGCCCCAGTCGATGCCCAACCCGAGCACGCGTTCCATGTCCGGCAGCTTGTTGTGGGCGATGACATGCCGGGTGGGGGTGAACGAGGCGTAGACGACGCCGTCGGCGTTGGCCCACTGGCCGCGGATCATCCGCTCGTAGAACAGGCCGGCGTAGGAGGCTTTGCGTCGGGCGATGTACTCGGGGTCGAGGTAGGGGTTGTCGTCGAGCAGGAACGAGAACCGGTGCACGTCCAGTGGCCGGGCGGGGTCGTCGGGGTGGAGGCGTTCGAACTCGTCGCGGTGGTCGTGCAACACACCGTCGTGGTCGAGCCACAGTTTCGCCCGGTCGAGCCACTTGACCTTGAGCCAGTGCTTGGGGCCTTCGGGGTTGCATGATGCCCACATGCGTGCCCCGCGGATGGACAGGCGGGTGGTGACCATGTCGAAGAACGACTCGGGCACGATCGCGGCCTCGTCCACGTACGCCGACGCCAGTGTCAGGCCCTGCACTTTGGTGCGGGCCTGCTCGTTGTTGGCACCCACCAGCAGGACTTCGCGTCCGCAGATGGAAGCGGTTCCGGAGCCCATGGAGATGCTGACGAGGTTGGGTCCGAGCATCTGTTGGATGGGCAGGACGAGGTTGTTGATCACGGTGCGGCTGGTGCGGCCGGACATGAGGAACAACCCGGGTGGTCCGGTGATGGCGAAGTCGGCGTAGTCGTAGAGGGTGCCGATGGTCTTGCCGGAGCGGACTGCGCCGTCGAAGATGTTGATTTCGGCGGTGGACAGCTCGGAGGCTTGGAGGGCTTTTCCGGTGAGCGGTCCGAACGTCACGTGCTGGCCCCGTCGGGCGCGCCGGCTGTCTTGCCGGTGCGCATGGCGCGGATCCATTCGAGCGCGTCGGGCACGGTGAGTTCGGTCTTGTTGTCGGTCGGGTACAGGCCGAGGAGCCGGGCGCGGTGTTGCATGACTTTGACGTAGGCGTTGACGGCCTTGTCGGGGTCTGCCTCAAGCTGATGTGTGAGTTTCTGTTCGAGGATGTCGAGCTTGTCGAGTTCGAAGTCGAGGACTTGTTCGGCGGGTTCCCGGATGATTTCGCCGAGGCCTTCTTTGACGAGGTCGTGGGCGTAGGACCGGGAGATGCCGAGGGCTTCGGCGATCTGGGCGTAGGTTTTGGATCGTCGTCGGTGGCGGAGGGCTTGGGCGACGAGTTCGGCGTGGTTGATGGCTTTGGGGCCGGTGCGGTTGGGGGGCATGGGCACTCCTGGTGCGCGTCACACCCCGGTGGTGGGGTGAAGCTGGGGTGCCCCCTGCTCGCTTCGTCCGCCGTTTTCGATGGTTTGTGCGGGAGCGTGCAGGGGGCGGTTTGGGGCGCCCCGACTCGACCGGGTGATCAGGCTCGGGAGTCGGGGCGGGATCGGGGCGGCTATGCTGCCGGGCTATGAGCTACGGAACTCTCGGAACGACGGACCTTGAACTGCCTGTGACTTTCTCGCGTACCGGGACTGGGCCAGGCACCGACTGGCGAGTGACTGGCATCCTCAAGTCGGTGAAGCACTTCCGGGATGAGTTCGGCGAGTCGCTTACGACGGTGTGGGTGCAGTTGGGTGATGATGCCGGGGTTGTGAAGTTCACGGTGCCTTCGATCCTGGCGACGGACGAGTAGTCGCGTATGCGCTGGGGCACCAACTCGGATGCCCCAGCGCATACGGAAGGGCGGACCGCGCACGTCCTAGGAAGCGGGCCCGCGTGACGGTTTCACGCCCGTAGGTCCCACCGTCAATGTTGTATGCCGCCGATGGCCGTGGCGATCGGCGGCATTGCGCGGAGAGCGGCAGAGTCGAACTGCTGGCTGTTACACCCGATCGGTTTTCGAGGCCGGCCCGCCACCGCTGGCGGTTCACTCTCCTGGTGCCCGGCGTGTGCGGGCAAGAGATGACCGAGCACGCACATGCTTCCCTGGGTCATCGTGCGCACGCCCTGTTGATTCAGGTATTGCCAGTCGCCCCTGGTGCGGGACTGTCACTGTCGGTCGATGCAGATGCGCGAGGGGTCGAACCTCGGACCGGCGGTTTTGGAGACCGCTGCTCTACCTCTGAGCTACGCACCTAGGGGGTGCCCCGATGGGCGGCCTGCCCGTCGGGCAGCGGAAGTCATCGGGGTCACCAGGGCAGACCGAGCACGTCCTAGGAAGCTGGCCTGCGTGACGGTTTCGCGCCCGGAGGCCCCACCGTCAATGATTGTGTGCCCGATGCCTGCCGTAGCTACAGCGATCGGGCCGTCGAACTGTCGGGGTAGTCGGCTGGCTCTCCCGGAGGGTTCGAACGTTGTTCTGCGGGGCACCATGTGCACTGGTGTCGGTCGCGGGTATGCATCCCCGGCCGAACATGCTGGCCGCCGCCACACACCTAACTGTGTGCGACGGATGGGCGATCATGTCCCCTCTGTTCCCTCGGTCGGGCTCGAACCGACGTCTGTGCGGCCACCTTGCGGTGCCACGGCTCTACCTGTTGAGCTACGAGGAAGGGCGGCAGGGGGATTTCCAGTCCCCGCCGAGCGTCGACCTAGGATTATGTAGGTCGCTCGGGCCACGACGATGCAGCTACGCACACGGTGTCCACCCGCTAGGGCTTCGCCTCACCCACTTGGGCGTCGGCTTCCCGCTTCGTCGTGCACATTGCGAGCCGGTCGAATGGCTCGCGCACTCTGTCACTGCCAGCGTCGGGAGCTACCCGGCGCTTTGTTCCTCTGGCCGGATTCGAACCGGCGGCTTCCCAACTCGCAGGCCAGCTGGAGTCTGGCGGAGCGGAAGGGCGACAGCACCCCCATCAGCAGAGGAAGAGAGAACCGGCCTGTGCTCCACACGCCCACCGTGGGCTGTCTGTGGACCAGTGAGACCGGCTGTGTTGGCGATAGCCTATACCACCAGGCGTTACACCCAGTCAATAGTGGTAGCAGCCCAGGTCACGCCACCTTCCCTGCGGCGCACGCCAACACCTCCCCCAGCAGGTACACCGTGCAGCCGTCCACCGTGTACTTGCGGATCTTGCCGCGGCTCGCCCACACGCGGATGGTGGAGGCTTTCACCCGCTCCCCCGTCGCTGCGGTCAACTCCTCGAGTTCGGTGGCGGTGCCGTGACGGGCGTCGGCCGCGGCCCGCACCAATGGGGACACTTCGGCCGGCTGGTCTGTGGGTCCGTGGATGACGGCGCGGGCGGTGGCGTATTCGTCGGCGAGGGCTTCGGCGACGTCGTCCAACGCGGCGGGTTGCTTGACGTAGACGCGGGCAAGCCAGTTGGCGTGTTCGCGGGGCCCGTTGTGGGGGTGCCCGAACACGGGGTGTGCGCATTCGAGGACGTGGGCGACGGCGTTGCGGAGGGCGTGTTCGAGGCGGCGGACAGTGTCGAGTGCGTGGGCGTTGATGGGGAGGTGCGCTGCGCTGTGGCCACTGGAGCCGATCTTGGGTCCGCCGCGGACGGTGGGGGGTGTGGTGACGAGGGCGTTGAGGCTGCCGAGGATGTCGGTGGTGTCGTTGAGGTCGTCGAGGAGGGTCATGCGGCGGCTCCGTCCAGGAAGTCGGCGAGCGCGTCTCGCACGTACGCGGGCAGTGCCTCGGCGTGCGCGTGGCGATCGGTGGGGTGTTCGGTGATGACGAGGGTCCATTCGCCGGCGACGCTGTCGTAGTGAACTTCGGCGAGGTGGGCGATGCTCCGCCGCGGGAGCGCGTGCACGGTAGCGGTCACGCGGCGGCCTTCTCTCGTCGTGCGATCTCGCGGTCGAGGTACCAGCGGGCCTTGCGGAGGTCCTCGAGGCCGCCGTCGTCGTGCTTCAAGTCGGCGCGCCAGATGTACTTCATGGCGTTGCCGAGGCAGAACCCCATGTGCTCGGTGACGGTGATTGCTTCGATGCCGCTGGGGTGGCTGGTGTAGTGGCTGGGGTGGTTGACCGAATCATGCGCGGCGTCCTGGCGGTCCCATTCCTCTGCCGGGTCCGCCCCAGGATCGCCACCCCGGTAGCCCGTCACAGCTTCCCGGATCTTCTTCGCGTTTCCCGGGCCCCCGACGAGCTGGACGGGGTCGATGCCGGCTGCGTCGAGTTTGTCGGGCTTGGGTTTCTGAGGGGCGGGCATGTCTTTGGTGATCCATCCGCGGTCGAGGGCTTGTCCGATGGTGACGGCGCTGGTGCCCCATTGGTCTTCGCGGTGGAGGGTGTTGTTGTCGAGGGCTTCACCGATGGTGGTCACTTCACATCCTCCTGCAGCGGCTTGCCGCGCTCGTCCAGGCCTTTGCTGCGCAACCACACCAAGCGAATTTCCTTCTCGGCCCATTCGAGGTACTCGGTAGCGTCGTGCCACTCCCCGAGCCCTTCGGCTTGCTCGTGCAGATCACGCATGAGCTTGTCCAGTCGACTCTGGACGTCCCGGAGTGTGGCTTCTGCGCGGTCTCGTTCTTCGCTGGCCTGCATCATCTCGTTGAGATGGTCAGTGCCGGTGCGGTCGTGGCCGGAGATCCAGCTCATGGCTTCCGTCATGTGGGCGATGGTGGCCTGGGCGCCGGCGAGTTCGGTGGCGATCCGGTCGTAGTCTGCTGCCTTGTCGATGGTGGTCACTTGGCGGCTCCGAGAAGCGCGTCGTACTGCACGCGTAGGTGTCGGGCATCTTCGAGGGCATTGTGCAGGCCAGCGGGCTGTGCGGGGAGCTTCGGATTGCCGAGGCGGTGCTGTTCCTGGCGCAGATCGTTCGTCCACATCGGAATCCACGACGGCAGGTCGATCATCCGGCCGAACAGCTGCGCGAGGCAGATGTGGTCGTACGCGCCGTACCAGGCCCACAGTTCGGGGAAGCCGATGTTGCGGTGTCCGCGCAGCGCCGGGTTCGTGTACGGCTGGAACGGGTCGAGGAACCGGGCGACCTCGTCGCGGATGCGGTCGTGCGGTTTCCGCTCGGACGGGTCCACACCGAGCTTCGAGACGACGTTCGCCACCAGCCACGGGTGCCGTGCGATGCGGCCCCAGTCGGCGTCGGCGTTGACGGCGTAGTATTCGCGGCCGTCCTCGGCGACGATCCCGATGCTGATCAGGTCGATCGTCCGGCCGTCCTCGAGGAATTCGGTGTCATAGAAGTACTTCACTTGATGGCTCCTGCGGTGAGTCGGGCGATCTCCTCCACCGACTGCGACCCCGTCGCCTGCGCGACCGGTGTGCCCTGGTGGATTACGACGATGGTCGGCGACGCCATGATGAGGAACTCCTCGGCCAGCTCTGCGCTGTGCCCGATGTCGATGACGTGCACGCGGTATGTGGTGCCGGTGGCGAACTCTCGTGCGGCCTGCACGGTGTCTCGGGTGGTGCGTTCGCCCACGCCGTCGGTGATTCCGAAGATGACGATGGAGGGGTGGGTGGCTTGGATGACGCGCTGGGTGAACTCGTCGGGGGTCACGCTGCGGTCTCCTGTCGGTAGCCGTGTGCGGCAAGGACACCGACTAGATCCGGCCCAGTCCAGCCTTCGGGCTTGAGGACCTTGCCGTCGCTTCTCTTGAGCACGGTGCCGTCCGGGCCGATCTTGTCCAGATTGCTGCGGGTCACCTCCGCCGCGGCCGCATACGCCGCCTCCGGCCCCACCGTGGTGAGCAGCGATCCCCACGCGATGACGATCACGTCCAGCAGCCCGTCCACGTACTCGGCGAGATTGTCGTCGTAGTCGGCGTCCATGGTTTCGGCGTATTCCTCGGCGAGGAGGCGGGCGCGGAGTTCGCGGGTGTCTTCGTCGGGCCACGCTGGGCGGGTGGCGATGTGCTGGTCGGCGGCGCGCATGAACACTTCGACGCCGTCGAGTAGGCCTGGTAGGCCGCAGCAATCGAGGGTGAGGGGTTCGACGAGTTCGACGGTGGTTTCCCAATCGCGTCTGGCTCGGCGTTTGCCGAGGTGCCAGGCGATGGCGATGACGAGGGCGATTGCTGTGACGTTGGCGAGGAGGAGAGCGAGTGTCACGCGCGGTATCCGTTCAGTCGTTCGATGGCCCGTTGGTTTTCTTCGCGGCGGGCTTTGCTGCGGTAGTGGCTGGTGGTGGCGAACCATGCCCAGGAGGCGCCGAGGATGAGTCCGGCGATGTTGGCGACCAGTACGGATTCGGGCCAGATGGCGCGGGCTGCGATGTGTCCGGCGAGTGCGACGATCCACACGAGGAATGGGGTGATGCTCACGCGGTGTGGTCCTTCGGGTCGATGACGCCCACAACGACCGGGACGCCACGCGGCGGGAACTGGATGTGCGCCACCTTCGCGCCGTGCTTACGGGCATAGGTGACTGCCGGCTTTCGGTAGGCGAACGCGCGACGGCGGGCGTTGTAGTCGTATTCGCCGCCCATGCGGAACTCGACGCCATCATCGGAATCGAGGAACAGGACAAACAGGTCTGCGGCGCTCATTCGGTGGGTTCCTTCGAGATCGTGGCGATGTCCAGCCACATGCGCGCCGGCTCCCCCTTCACCGCGGGGTGGATGATCGGCATGTGCTTGGTCATCTGATCGGGGGTGTCGTCCTCAACGAGGTATGCGTCCACCAGGCCGTCACAGCACGCCTTCAACGTGGGCACGAGGTTGTCCGCGTCTCGCCTGCGGTTGTCCCGCGGCTGGTAGTGCAACGCCACGGTGACGTGCGACTGCCCGGTGGGGAGCTTCGCGTCGAGGGCGAGGAAGTAGGTGGCGCCGCGGATGGTCTTAGTGTGCTTGGCGCGGGTGGTCCAGTGCATTCGCTGGTTGGCGGTGAGCGGCGGTTTGTCCCACGGCAGTTGGATGGTGTGAACGGTCATCGGTCACGCATCCGCTGTCCGAGGTGCAGTGCCCCGACGATGAGGCCGGCGCTCACTGCGCTGACGAACGCGATGGTGAGTGTCGTGGTGGCGACGACCCCGAGGAACGAGAACCAGGAGTCCGCGGTCTCGCGGGTCATGGCTGCATCTCCCAACGCCGGAACATCGAATGCCAGAACAAGTAACCCGCTGTCAGGTAGGCGGCGAGCACCCCGAGCAGGAATCGCTTCACGCCACCTGCCCCTTCACCGTCGCATCGTGGATCGGACGCCCAGCCCACGACGCGTCACCCTCCTCACCCAACGCCTTGTTGAGCTGGTCGACGGTGGTGGTGGGCTTCTGCCGGAAGAACTCGGTGATCTTCGGGCCGGGCCAGCCGTTGCGCTTCATCCGGAGGACGGCGGCGGTTTCGTGGGGCACCGTCTGCGGGTCGCGGGCGTCCAACGCCTGGATGAGTTCGTGGGCGGTGCGGGGAATGCGGTCGGGGGTGGCGATCACGCGGCAGCCTTCCCGGTCGTGGCGTCGAGGTCGATGAATCCGTCAGCAATCAACCGATCCACGATCGCGTGGGCAGCGTCGAAGTTGCTGCGCTGCGACGGATCAGCGGCCGTCTCTGCTGCGTAGGCGCGGCCGGCCTGCATCGCGGCGAGGATGGCGTCACCACGGCGACGCTGCGGGTTGGCGAGGGCGTGGGCGTTCATGCGGCGAGGCTCCTTCGTTCGGTCGTGTAACACGCATCGCACAACCCCCGCGCCTTGTGCCGCACCACCCCATCCCGACTCCGGCGACGCGGCCACATCGTGCGTTCACATCCCACGCACGGACGAGGCCACGCATTGCGAGAGCGAGGGGCGCGGCGGGCGGTGGTGATGGGGATGACGGGGGCGAGGGGTTCGGGTGCGGGTGGGTGGGCGATGGTTTCGAGCATGAGGCGGGTGCGGGTGTCGCCGCGGCAGATGACGGTGGCGATCAGGACGCCGTCGGGGGTGTCGCCGTAGGCGAGTGCTTCGCGGGCGCAGGGTTGTTGCAGTGGGCAGACGAGGCACATGTCTTGGGCGGCGATGGTGTGGGGGTTGAGGTGCCAGAAGGGGTAGTCGCCGGGTTGTTCGAAGCCGGGTTTGTTGCGGCAGGGTGGTGTGGTTGGCACCTGTGTGGCCCCCTTCTGCTGTGCTCGTAACCGCGTGTCGGAACTACGTGAAGTATGTCGTAGTTGCGGGGGTTTCTCGAGTGGCAGGAGTGGGTTTGTGTGTTACGGATCTACGGTTGTGGTTTCAGGCGGGGCGTGGCGGATCATCCTGCATGATTACGGCCAGCAGGAGACCCGCCCACACGGCGATCCACAGCGCGGTCACGTAGGCCCCGGGTGCTGGGCCAGCCACGGGTCCTGCAGGCCGAGCCACAGCGGAACCTGGTCGAGCTTCTCCCCCAGCACCTTGAGCGCCTTGTCCCGCTCGGCGCGGGCCTGGTTGCGTTCCTTGGCGAGACGATCGATGACCTGAGCGTCGGCCTCGGCCTGGTCCACGAGAGCGTCCCGCTGGCGCTTGAGGTCTTCCGCCCCTGCGAAGTGGAGGTTGAGCACGTTCACGCGGCTGTCCAGGTGGCTCTGCGCCGCGGCCTTCCACTGGTCACGCTCTCCCTCTGCTTTCTCTGCACGCTGGCGCTCCTGACCGAGCGCGTCTGCGAACTGTCGGATTCCGCGCTTCTGTCGTTCGTTGCGGGCGCGGAGTTCGGCGACTTCGGCGTGGTCGGCGGTGAGCTTGTCGTACTCCTCGCGTCCGATCAGGACGAATTCGAGGTTGGTGAAGGCACGAGCCATGGGTGGGTTCTCCTGAGAGTGAGGGATGGGTCAGGCTCGGGCGATGCCGGCGTTCGCCCACATCATGGCCTCTTCGATCTTCGTGTAGGCGAGGGCCTTCTCGCGGCCCTCGGGCACGTTCTCGTCGACCATCATCGCGAACAGCAACGCCGCGGTACGGGTGTCCTCGTGCGCCGAGATGGTGGCCTGATCCTTCGGCGGGTGATGGGTGAAGCGGTTGGTGAGGTGGTCGGGGGCGACGTCCCAGGGGAAGCCGTCGGAGGTGGTGCTCATGGGGTGGTGCCTTTCGTGTCGATTGTGTGGTGCCAACGCCTGTGCACGTCAGCCAACTCGTCCCGGTGCGCCCCGTCGTTCCCGAGGATCGCTGCACCGCACCGGGGGCAGTACCAGAAGTCGATTTGGTGGGGTCCGTGGCCGCCGAGGCGACCGAACCCGAACACCAACGGCGCCCCGCTCACAGGAACGCCATATCCGACCACCCCAACGGACTGTCAGGGTTGGCGAGGAACGCAAGAATCCCGGAACGGGAGTACTTGCCCGTCATGTCCCGCAGCCACTTCGACCCACCATCCAGGCTCGGGCATTGGAACACCGAGCACGAGCCCAGATCGAACGCCTGGAAGTGATGCCGGTGCGCGGTCACCCACACCTGCGTGGCGTGCGCATCCGCATCGCCGCGGACCTGGCCGTCGAGCCACTTGGTGAAGCCGGTCGCGTCGTTGCCGGCGATCTTGTGGCCGTGGTTGAAGCCCAGGCGGACACCGCCGGCTGTGGTGGTGTAGACGTTCATCTGGTCGTGCGGGATCGTCCACTGCACGTGGTCGAACTCCGGCCGGGCCGACAGGATGCGGCGCAACGTTTCGGCGAGGAATGCGCCTCCGCTGTCGGAGTCGGAGGTCTGATTCTTCGCCCCGCCGAGTCGGCCCATCTCCGTGTGGTTGCAGAGGACGGACACGAACTGTGCCTGTTCGAACTGCGGGAACAGGGTCTTGGCGTAGAGCTCCCACACGTCGAGGACGAAGTTCATCTGTCCGCGCAGGTTCAGTTCGACCGTGAAGAGTTGGGAGGCGTAGTTGCCGGCGCAGCCTTCGAACGGGTCGCCGTTGTTGGCGATGATCAGTTCGGTGATGTTGTGGTCGCGTGCCATGCGATCCAGCCACTGGTCGACGTTGGCGAGGCCGTCCAGGAGGCGTTGTTGGGTGGCGGCCACTCCTCCGCCTTCGCTCTTTCCGCCTTGGATGTCCGCGAGGTTCACCACTGCGGTGACCGGTGTTCCGGGCCGTGTGTGGCGTGTCCGGGTGGGCAGCTTCCATGACCGGACAGCTTTGCGGCGTTTGTCGATCTCGGTGTCGGGGAGGCGGCCTTGGGGTTTGCGGCGGAATCGGGCGCTGTAGGAGTAGAGCTGCACCAGGTCGCGGTCGCCGTCTTTGGCGCGGGCGGATTGTTGCCAGGTGGACATGCGGATGGTGTCGTCGACGACCTCGAACACGGATGCGTCGAGGTTGAACAGGGCGAACACCGGTGTCCAGTCCGAGTGGATGGGTTTGTTGACGGTGACGTTGCGGATTTCGGCGCCGTCGGGGGTGAGGTCGATGCGGCCCTTGTTGTGGGGGTCGGTGTCGGGCTTGGGGGCGAGTGCGGCGAGTTCGTCCGCGACCGTGCTCATGAGGCCTTCCGGTTGTGGCGGCGCGCTTTGCGGGCGGCCTTGTTGCGGGCCCGCCGGCGTGCCACCTCGTCGTCCGGTGTGCCCGGGCTGCGCGGCAGTCCGCGGGTGAGCTGGTCCATTGTCTTCTTGTACTGGTCGAGGGCGGCGTGGAACTCGTCGAGCGTGCGGACGTAGGGGCCTGGGCTCATGCTGCGAGGGTCTCCTGGGTTTGGTAGCCGCAGGGGCATTCGCGGCGTTTGTGGGTGCGGACAGCGGACACGGAGACGCGGACACCGCGGGAGAGGAGCCATTGCCAGACGGTTTTGGCGCCTCCCCATTCGTTGAGGTGGGTGTCGATGGTGGCGCGGTCGGCTTCGGTGAGGGTGTCGAGGTATTGGGCGATGGTGCAGCCACGTCCGGTCATAGCCAGTAGCACTCCGACGAGGGGACGAACTGCGCTTTGGTCTCGCTCCAGGCGAGCGGCTGGGGATCGTCTGCCATGCGGGCGTCCGGTCCGCTGATGGGGCGTTGGACGCGGATGACGCCACCTCGGGCGTAGTGGTCGAGCGCGTCCCGCCCGGGGTAGTCGACGATGTGCTCTGCGGCGGTGCTGCCGCACACGAGCGGACGCGGCGGGGCCTCGGGCGCAGGGGCTGCCTGCCGAGGAGCGCGTCCGACTGGGCGGCCGTAGAGGTCACGCCACCGGGCTCCGACCTTGTTCACCGGGTCCCCGGGGAACCAACTGCGCACGTTGATTGATGGGATGCCGATGAGAGACATGAGTTCGTCAAGCGTCTTGTTGACGATGCGGTCCAGGTAGCCGGTCCAGGTGGGGCGTCGGAGTCCGGGGGTTGTCCGGTTGACGATGCGACCGGTCATGCGGTGTCCGGTCGGTACAGGACCACCAGCGGCCCGTCCTCGTTGTCCACGATGTACTCCGTGGTGTCTTCACACTCGTTGCCGATCGCAAACCAGCACCGCCCGGACGGCATATCCCACGCCTCATACACAGTGCCGGTCTTCGTGCCCCGGATGACCGTGCCACCCGGCAACGCATCGAGCACAGCGACCAAACCGGCGGCGTCACTGGGGGTGGCGACGGGGGTGTAGCCGGCGGAGCGGACACCGGACATCACAGCGGACATGATCGGGTCGTTCCAGCTCACGCCGCCTCACCGGCCTTGGTGTAGCGGCGTTCGAACTCGGGCCCAGCGAGCACCTCAAGGCGGCCATCGGCGTGCTTGACGATCCAGTCCCCCGGGTTGACGCCCGCCCACGTGTAGGGGCCGATCTGCAGGCTGGCGGTATGGAACTCACCCCGGAACCGGTTCACGTGGACCATCACGTCGAGCTGATCGCGGATCTCATCCTTGTTGCCGACAGCCCGGTCGGTGTCGAGGATGAAGCGGACAGCCCGAACACTCGCAGGACGCGGAGTGTACGAATGGGGATCCGTCTTGCGGGTGCGTGCCATCGTGCTCACGCCCCGATCTCGATCAGCTCGACACCCTCAGGCACCTCCACAGTCACCCGCACCGAATACTCGGTGTCCGGGTCCTGCTCGATCCTGATCGGCCACCCGGGGAGCGCGGCGGTCTCGTCGACCTGGCCGATGGTGGCGTGCCAGCAGCCGGACAGGGTTTCGAGCCCGAGGGCGACCTGGAGGCGTTTGTTGCCGTGGATCAGGTGGAAGGTGGCGCCGTCGTAGGCGCTGTATTCGTCGCTGTAGTGGCCGGCTGTGTCGCGGATTTCGACGAGGTCGTCGGAGTATCCGGTGAAGGTGAGGGTTCGGGGCACACGCCTACGGTAGGGGCGTAGTTACGTCTGGCTACGAATAGTGGTAGCACCCCAGTTCAGGGGCAGTATGCGGTTTCGGCGGCGTCGATGATGTCCATGGATTGGGAGAGGAGGAAGCCGGAGTCGACGAGGATTCTGGTGACGTCGGCTTTGGTGGAGCCGGTGTCGAGTTCGCCGCAGATGTTGTGTCCGAGGTTGATGAGGTCGGTGCGGCTGTTGGAGGCGCGGACCTGCGGGTCGAGTTGCAGGATGTAGCGGTCGTCGGCGCCGAGTGTGGGGCGGTTGGTGGTGGGGATGGTGACGGGCCGGCGCACGGTGGTGGTGGGTGCAGCGGCCGTGGTGGTTTCGGCTGTCTCCGCGACCACGACCGGCTCGTCATCTTGCTTGAGCAGTTTGGGCACGCCCCAGATGGCGACCAGCACTCCGATGAGGATGGCGCAGTAGGCGAGGGCTTTGAGGTTGCCGCGGGTGGCGCTGGTCATGGGGTGGTCCTTTCGTCCGGGTGAGTATCGCTCACCCGGACGACTCCGCTACGCCCTACCCGGTCGGCTCGTCGCCTTCCGCCTCGACGGGCCACCGCTCATCAAGTTGCTTCTGAGTCCAGTCCTTCGCTCCGACCGCGCCGACACCCAGCCCAGCGAACAGGCACGCGACAATGGGCGGAGAAACCAGGCACAGGACGGTGATCACCGATCCGACCGATAGGAAGACGCCAAGAACGATCACTCGTCGGACCAGCTTCCGCGAGATGAGTGGCGGCTTAAACCTTTCGACGGCGGCGTCGATGGCTTCGCGCCACTCGTCGTTCTGCTCGATGGCCTCGGCGAAGGACTCGAACGCGTTGGTGTCGTAGTCGCCGGCCTCATACGTTTCGGCCAGTCTGGCAAGGGACGGAAGCGTGAATGTCGTGTCGTGCAGGTTGAGTCGGATGGACTCGGCGAGGGCGGCGAACTTGCCGTCGGGGTCGGCGAGGGTGGTGAACCTGCTCGGGTCTATGAAGAAGGACCGGTCCATCGCTGGAAGGTTGACGCGGTCGAGCTTGAATGTGGCCGACGAGTTGAGGAACTGCTGCATGGCAGACAGCCCGGACGGGTTGAAGGATGCGCGCAGCTTCTCCATGAGTCCGGTGTGGGCCTTGGGCATCTGGATGCCTGCGATGAGCTGCCGCATCGAGTCGCTGACCGGCACCTGGAAGGCGCTGATGGAGCGGGTGAACTGTTCCCGCATTTCGGGGGTCATGACGTGGATGGTGTTGTTTTGTGCGAGTGCGTTGGAGATGGTGGGTCCGAGCACGTTCTGCACGGTGCGGTTGTTGTGCGCGATGATGTCGGCGATGGTCCCGCGGTAGTCGGCGGGCTGGTCGTCCTGGTCGGGCCCGTTGCCGGTGGGCTCGTCGTTCTCGTTGGGCTGGGGGGCGTCGTGCTGGTCGGTCATGGGCGGTTCCTTCTGTCGGTGATCTTGCTGGTTCGATTATGGCGGCGAACGCGGACAGGCCCGGCAGCGGTGGCAACTGCCGGGCCTGTCGTGTCGTTACTGCCCACCGTCCAGTACGGCGAGGATGCGTTTTCCGGCTTCAGACAGGCCGAACTCGTAGGAGTGCTTTCCGTCGTCGGAGTGGGCGAGGTCATCGGCTTCTTCTCGCACCCGGTCGAGGGTGTCGAGGAGTGCGGGCAGGTTGTTCCGCGCCCACACAATCAAATCGGCGTCATTTTCCTCGATGACGCCACCTTCCTCGTACTCGTAGTTCCCGGCTACCGCGTCGTACTGTTGACTGTCCCCAATCTTGAACCCGCCCCCAGATGGGCGTACCTCCCACGGTCCAGGTGTTGCTGCGGCGTCCAGGCGCCGACCTTCCGCGATCGTCTCGTTCATGTTCACGATCGGTCCTCCTGGGTGTTTTCCGATGCTCCTGTGTCCACTGACTTGTCCGACACAACCTCCGTGAACGGCGCCCACTCCTCTAGGTCATCGTCCATATCGCGGGACCACATCGTGCCGTCGGCATGAACTTCCCACCCACGCGGCCCCGGCTTGAAACGCCGGTACATGCTTCCGACGTTGTCGGTCACCTTCTGCACGTCTTCGGGCACGTCGTGCAGCTCGTACCACTTGCGGGGCTCAGGCACGAATCCGCTGGCTTCGGCGCAGGTGCCTTCGTGCCCGTCGGGCGTGGCGCATGCGCCACGACTGCAGTAGTTCGGGCCGACGTCAGGCTTGCGTTCCTGCTCGAGGTGGGTGAGCAGGGCCCGGATGCCGGCACGGGTCACGTTGCGCTGGAACTCTGACGATCCGTCCCAGTCGATGAGGTTGGTCGATGGTTGTTCGGCCATGACGTATGCGTGTTCGGCGTTGAAGCTGATCTGCGCGTATTCGTCGATGCGCTTCTCGTCGGCCTGCTCACGCTCTTTCAAGTCCGCGACCAGACGGAGGTCCACGGACAGCACCCTGGTGTCTGCGGTGAACAGTTCGTCGATGAGGTTTGCGGCGGCTCGGATGGTGTTGGGGGTGATGTTGGTGGTCATGTCAACGTCTCTTCTCAGTGGCCATCAGGCCGTACGGATCGATCAGGCCGGTGGTGGCGAGGCGCTGCGCTTCGCGGATGGCGACCCACCACATCGAGAACACGAACACTCTGGTGAAGGCTTTGGGTCCGCGGTGGTCGATGACGAGCCAGTTGCGGCGGCCGTCGATGCGGCTGGAGTGTTTGGAGCGTTCGACTCGGATGCGGCTGCGATCACCGCGGCTCGTGGTGGTCATGCGGACGCCTTCTCGGGTTCGGGCTTCACGTCGTCGATCATCGGACTCTCGGGGTCTTCCCAGTACACGGAAATCACGTAGCGTCCGGGTGGCTGGTCGAGCAGCGCGTCGTCGAACTCGAGGTCGTACTCGCGAAGAACGCACCCGATGTACGGGACTGTCCAGCCGTATCCGTAGTGGTACGTGTGCGGCACGCCGTGGAAGGTCCATTCGTATATGCCGTCCCATGGCGGAACGCCGCCCAGCTCGTCGACTATGCCGTCTTCTGGGGTCACTTCGTCGGCGTCGATGCCGTTGTGTACGTGCGGTTTGTCGCACTCGGAGATTCCGGTGCAGTGTGGGGCGCCGGGGCATTCGAGTGTGTAGGTGAACTCGTTGGGGTCTTCGGGGTCGGGTGCTTTGGTGATGATGTGCTTGGTGGTCATGGGTGGTTCCTTGGGGTTGTGGGGCGGCCCAGCGGTGTGCCGGGCCGCCCCGTGATGGATCAGTTGAGGTCAGGGGTCAGAACGGGGGCTCGTCGTCGCCACCGAACCCACCCGAGGAACTCCCCCACGGGTCATCGTTCTGACGCGACTGCCGGCGACCCCCACCGCCGGAGTTGGCGCGCTGCACCGACGCCGTAGCGAACCGCAACGTCGGACCCACCTCGTCGACCTGCACCTCGTTGGACTGACGCTGCACGCCGTCCTTCTCGTAGGTACGGATCTTGTGCCGGCCGAGCACCATGACCTGCATGCCCTTGCGGAGGCTCTCGGAGATGTGTTCGGCGTAGTCACGCCAGGCGGTGCACCGGTACCAGGTGGTGTCTCCGTCTTCCCACTGGTCGCCGTTCTTGATGCGTTCGGTGACGGCGATGTTGAAGGTGGCGACAGCGGCGCCGGACGGGGTGAAACGGAGCTCGGGATCGTTGCCGAGTGATCCGATCAGCGTTATCTGGGCTGAGGCCATGGGTGGTTCTCCTGTTCGGTGGGTGCCGAGTCCTGTGGGATCGGCGTGAGGTCGAGCCGTGGGGCCGGGCGGGCACATCTCCAATGCGTGTTGCAGAGGAAGAAGTGCCCGTCCGACTTGCACACGCGGCAGTCGGTCACGCTGCGTTGTGTTCGGTCGCGACGATTGCGGCCCTGAGTGCGTCGACGACCTGCCGTGCCTTGTCGAGATCAGCCTTGAAGATGACCCATTCGTCAATGCCATCGAGGTCGTCTCGGTGGAGCACGCTGATGGCGATGTCTCCGTCGAGAAGGTTGTCGATTCGGAGGCCGGCCGCGTCGACGCCTTCGAGCTGTCCTACCCCGGCGCTCATGCTGCGACCTCGGTGTCTGCGAGGTACTTCTCGGCTGCGGCGTCGAGTTCGGTTATGTCCTCGGCCACCGTGTGCAGACGCTGCAACGCATCCAACTTGTCCGGCCGGTAGCCCTGCCAGTGCATGTCACCGACCTGGACGACGGGCACACCCTGGTAACCGAGCAGGACGATCGTGTCGCGGGCCTGGGTGTCGGTGTCGACGTTGCGGAACGTGTACGGGGTGCCCTGCTTGTCGAGGTGGCGTTTGGTGGCGTTGCACTGGGGGCAGCCGGCGGGGCGTCCGAAGACGGTGATGGGTACGGGGTTCATGCTGCGTTTCCGTTCTGTGTGGTGGTTGCGGGTTCGGCGGCCCACGATGCGGCGACCGCTTCGCCCAGGGCGATGATGTGCATGTAGTGGGCGGTCCACCGTCCGACGTCGGCGGGGTCGCGGTGTTCCCATTCGGCGCCCTGGCGGCGCTTCACTTCGGCGGCGAGCCCGTCGAGGGTGCCGGGTCCCCAGCAGCCGGCCTGCACTTGGTGGCCGTCCTTGGTGCGCCAGATGGTGACGGTGATGTTTTCGGAGCCGACGGGGCCGATGGTTAGGTGGTGCTGGGTGTGGGTGATGTCGGCGTTGCCCCCGACGCGGGCGTTGCCCCCGACGCGGGCGTTGTCCCAGACGCGGGCGTTGCCCCAGACGCTGGCGTTGCCCCCGACGCTGGCGTTGCCCCAGACGCGGGCGTTGCCCCCGACGCGGGCGTTGTCCCAGACGCGGGCGTTGCCCCAGACGCTGGCGTTGCCCCCGACCCAGCAATCACCGTCCTGAGACAGGTTCCGCTCGTTCTCGATCCAGCCGCCCAGATCGCCTGCCTTCACACCGTGAAGCGGAATGTCACGGAGCGCCTTGATGCGGTGCAGGGTGCGACCCGGGAACTCGCTGGTCTCGGTGGCGAGTTCGTACTTGGTGCTCACTTGGTCTCCTGGATGTCGAAGGTGTAGCGGTAGATGGTTTGGACGTGGACGCCGTACATGTCCGCGAGGACGGCTACTGGGGTGCCGAGGGTGCGGGCTTGGCGTATGGCGGTGATGTCGTCGTGGGTGAGTTTGCGGGGGCGGCTCAAGGGGCCTCCTGGTCCGGCTGGGGTGTGGTGGGGGTGAGTCCCATTCCTGCGGAGAGGGAGCCGACGAGTTGGGTTATGGTCGCGATGGCTTCGTCTTTGGGGACGCCTTCTGCGCAGACGCGGAAGTTGGCGAGGCCGTCGTCTCGTTCGCTGTAGGCGACTTCGAACACGTGCTGCGTGTCGGTGTCGGGGTTGGTGTGGGGTGTGGGGTTCATGGGTGGTTCCTTCGTTGTTGGCGGCGTTTGTTGTTGTTGCAGGTGCGGCAGAGGCCGTGTGCGGCGTGTTCGACGGTGCCGGGGTGGTGTTGGGGGTTGGATTGGTTGGGGCGGAGGGGTTTTCGGCAGGGGCCTTGGCAGTGGGTGGGGCGGGGTTGTTGGGTTTTGGTGCGGGGGGCTTCGTGGCGGTCTTGGGTGAGGAGGGTGTGGAGGTGGGGGTCGGGGGTGAGTGGTGTGGTGTGGTGTTTGCGGGCCCAGTGGTCGAGGGCGAGGGAGTCTTGCGGGGTCCATTCCACGGTGGTGGTCATGAGTGCACTCCGAGAGATTCGGCTACCGCGGCAAACAGGTCCCTTGCTGCGGGTGGGGTGACTGCGTTGCCGGCCTGGCGGACCTGTTCACGCTTGTTGCCGAGGATCGTGTAGTCGGTGGGGAAGGCCATGCCGCGGGCGATTTCGTGGGGCTCGAGCATGCGGAACATGCAGTCCTCGACCTTGGGGGTGGATGCCTGGGCGAGCGCGTGGTGCATACCGGATGCGGCGAAGGTGTCGTAGGGCTCGCTGACGGGCTTGGTTGTGTTGTTGGCGCGCAGTGGCACGACGAAGGCGTAGCGGTCGTGGGTGGTGAGGGTGCCGTATGGCTCGTCTGTGGTGCGGGCGGTCCCGTTGCTGTAGTAGGGAACGAGCAGCGCGGTTTCGTTGCGGGTGGTCATGGTGCGCAGCGGATCCGCGGCGGAACGTGCTTCCTTTCCGTCGCGGCCTTCAACTGGGACGAGGAGCGCTTTGGATGCGGTGGTGTGCAGGGTGCGCAGGACGTCGTCGGTAGACCAGGTGCGCACGCCCGGGCGTCGCTCGAAGGTGTTACCGGCCACCTCTGCAGTGAAGGGTCCGGCATGCTTGACCAGGCCTGCCTCGATTCGAGCGAGGGTCTTGGCCGACAGGGGCTTGTCGCGGTCGCCAATGCGCTGCCCTTGGATGGACCAGTCGATCGCGGCGGACGCGGGCAGCCATCCGGGTTCAAGGATGCTGTTGCGGCAGGCGACGTTGGGGCAACGCCACACGTACTGAGCTCGGTAGCGGCCCCACGGTGCGTCGGGCTTCTTCCATGACTGGACCGCCTGGACCTGGGCGTCGCAGCTGGGGCAGTAGGCGCGCGGGCGGGTCCACTTGTCCAGGTCGGGGGCGGTGTTGCCGTCGCGCCAGAACACGATGTAGATGCGGTCGCGGGACTGCGGCGCGGGTAGGCCGGCGGCCTGGGCGTGCATCGAGTTGAGGTAGACGACGCGGTGTCGGTAGCCGAGCAGCTGCATGGCTTGCAGCCATGCGGGCCACATGACCCATTTGGCGGCGTCAACGACGTTCTCGACGATGACGGCCCGGTAGCGGTGGTGTTCAGCGAAGCGCGGGACGTCCCACATGGTGGCGCGGGAACGTTCGGCGGCCTCATCGGGCAGGAGCTCGCCGAACAGGTCCGGTTCGCCGGTGGCGCCTTCGTTGCGTTTGCGGCCGCGTGCGACGCTGTGGTTGGTGCAGCTTGGGCTGGCCCACAGTATGTCGGTCCTGGGGAACAGTCGCGGATCGACCTGGGAGACATCGGCGCAGGCGTGGTCGGCGTCCGGGTGGTTCGTGTTGTGCGTGTCGATCGCGAGTTGCCAGTGGTTCGCGGCCATGCGGACCTGCAATCCGGGAACAGCGGTTGCGCCGGTTGACGATCCGCCGGCTCCGCAGAACAGGTCGGTGATGGTGAGCGTCATCGGGTGTCGGTCTCCTGGGCGAGGTCGAGTAGGTCGTGGGCGTACTGGTGGCCGTCGGTGTCGACGTTGAACAACAACGGCAGAGCATCCGGATCGCCGATCAACGCGGCGAGCTCCGCGGCCGTCACCGGCGTGCCTGACGCGTGAACTGGCGGTTGAACTCCCGTTCTTCGCGTTCGAGGTAGGCGGTACAGGCGGGGCAGCCGTAGCAGAACATCAGGTGCCGGTCGTCGACGTGGTCGGGCCGGTAGCGTTCGTCGGCGCGGGGGTTCCAGTAGTTCATGCGACGTCGGCTGTTATGGCGGCTTGGGCGATGCGGTTGCGGATGTTGCCGTAGGCGGGGTGGTGGTCGCGTTCGCGGTCGAGTCGGCGGGCGATTTCGAGTGCGTGGGTGTGGCTGGGGGTGTCGCGGTGGCGGCCGTGGTAGTTGCCGGTGTCTCGGGTGTGGCCGTTGTGGCGCATGCGGGTCTCCTGTGGGTGGTTCCGTGGGGTGCGCTGGCAGGCGCGGGTGGTGCGTGCCCGGGCGGTGAGTCGAACACCGCTGGTTTCCCCGGGTGGGGCCGGTCCGGGCTGTGGTGCTAGAGGCCGACTGCGGTGTCGCGGTAGCGGTCGTACGCGGCGTCCGCACGGTCCCAGAACTCGCAGGGATCGTCGATCGACCAGTTGTCCGCGTCGTCGATCAGCTCGGCGCGCTCGAACTGCAGGCGGTGGATCTCGTTGTGGTTGGCCTGGTATCGGGCCACGAGGGCGGGGTGGTCGGTGCAGTCGGTGCGGCGGGACCAGGTGGCGATGTTGTTCTGGTCGTGGCGCAGGGCGGCGAGCTTGTCGTTGATGGCGTCTATGGGGGTGAAGGCGTAGCTGGGCATGGGGTGTTCTCCTGTCGTGCGGGTGGTTCCTGGGTTGGGCTGGCAGGCCCTGGTCAGAGTCCGAATTCGATTGCGATTTTGTGGCGGTTTTCGGCGCGCATGGCGGCTTCGTAGGAGGCGACGATGGAGGCGCGTTGGTGGCCGGTGGTGTTGCGTATGCCGGCGGCGATTTGGCGGCGGCGTTGGCGGAGTATGCGGAGTTCTTCGTGGTGGTTCATGGGGTGGCTCCTTGGGGGTGGGGGCTGGCAGGCCCGGTGTGGCTGATGGGACGAACGTTATGCGAAACCTTCGTCGTAGTCAACACGAAACTACGATCTATTCCGCGAGACCTGCACCACATCATTCGGGCGGTGTTTCGGCCGATCCGACCCAACCTTCCCCCGACATCCCCAGCCAGACCGCGATTCCTGCCGCCTGTGCGCCCCGTGGACGCGTCGACACCACCACCCCGGACTGATTGCCCACCACAGCGGTGCCGACGCAACTACGATCCCGCTACGCCGCGTGGCGCTTCTTCGCCAACCGCGGAATCATCCGCGGAACGCATGGCATCTTGCGCGTGACCACTTCGCCCTTCGAGTTCTTCATCGTGCACGGATACATCACCTCGGCCCCGCACTGCGGACAGTCCCGGTCGACCGCGTCATTGACCTGATACGCCCCCGGCACCGGCGGTCCCTCCGCCCGGATCGGCAACCCAATCAGGCCCGGATCCGGCGCGGTGATCCCGTGCCGGACGTCGTTGCGCACCTGGCGGGCCTCGAGGGCGAGCCGGTCCTCACGCTCGGCACTGTCCCGGCGGGCCTCGCGTGCGAGCTTGACCAGATCGCCGACGGAGATGCTCCGATCCCGCGGCTCGCGGTAGTACGCGGTGACCGCGCCCAGGAGGTGGGCTTCGTCGAAGCGGTAGGAGTCGAGTGCTTCGGCCCATGCAGCGATACGGAGCTTGTCGTCGGCGGTAATGCGGTCGTCGAACAGGGCAGCGCGTCCGAGGGCGGCACCGACGGCAAGGACGGTGGCGGGGCTGGCGTTGATGCTCATCGGGTGGTTCCTTCGTTGATCATGGCGTTGGCGAGTTCCTGAGCGGCGTTCATGTAGCCCAGGGCTTTCGACGTGGGCTTGCCGATGCCCGGGCGGCGCCCGGGCCCGCCGGCGGTTCCGGTAGGGGCGAGTGCAGTGCCCGGCGCGGCAGCGGCGGGCTGGCTGCGGTTGCGGATCACTTCGGACACCAGCGACGGCAAGACACCGGGTCCGAGGTTCGGCTTGGTGAGCCACAGTTCGAGCGCGGCCCGGACGTCGGTGTCGGGGGTGCCGCCCTTGAGGAGTTCACCGGCGCGCATCGCGAGCATGGTCCGAGATGCCTGGGGGTGTTCGCTGGGGATGACCGCTCGGACGAGGCGCCAGCCGTCGACATCGACAGGCTTACCCGAAGGCCGCTCGTCGCGCTGCGGATCGCTCGCGCCCGCGTCACTTACGTGAGATGCCTCTTTAGGTGAGTAAGTATCTGTATGGGTCGGGTCGGGTCGGGTTGAGCGAACTTCGCCGGAAGTTCGCTCGGTGTTCGCGCGAACATTCTTCGAACGCTTCTCGTCCCTCGCGGCGCGCATACGCTCTCTAGCTGCGGTTCTGTCCTTCTCGACGTGCTCTTTAGTGGGCTGCCGCTCGCCCCATTCGTGGAATTGGTAACCGCCTTCTGCTTCGAGCCAAAATCCGGCCTGTACCAATTTCCTCGCGAGGGATTTCGATCCGAACGACGTCACCATGTGGTTGGGGACGAATCCGTCGGTCAAAGTGGAGGCGCACCATGACCCGGCGCGGACCCACATTCCCATCGCTGCATTGCCGGCCGCGATGGTCTTCGCATGGAACGCGAGGTTGTCGTCGACTTTGAACCAGGGCATCTCAGCCGGCTTTCTGTGCAGGGAATGGGTGGTTCCGTGGGCGGTGATTCGGTGGCAGTCCGAGCTCGTCTCGCAGCCGGGCGACGGTGAACAACGTCCACCTGGTCACCAGGGCGATGTCCTGATCGGTCGCCCCTTCGCGGTGCATGTTGCGGATCAGGATCCGTCGGTCGTATGGGGACAGAAGCTCGCCGGGCTCGCGCCCCTCCCGCACCAGGCGGTACAGGAGGGGCGCATCGAGCGGTCTCACCGGATAGGGCGCATGACCGGCGCCCAGTCGGCGAAGGTGGCGAACACCTTCGGGCAGGGGCACACGAACGCGTAGCGGCTCGCCACGACCTCGCCTCGGTGTGGGTGGCACAGCATGACGTAGGCGAGGCGGGGGGCGATGCGGCATCGGTGCACACCGAGGAACCAGGCCGCCGGCATCACACAGTCAGGGAGGTGTTCCCAGGGTGTGACGCGGCCGATCTGGCAGCGCGGTGCGAAGTCGAGCGCGGCGAGAGTGTCGGTTTCGAGGATGCTGGTCATGAGGCGTTCCGATCGGTCCAGCCGCGGCCGTAGGTGTGCCGTATGCGTCCGACACCGTCGCGGCCGTAGTAGAGGTCGCGGTCGATGTGTCCGCGGCGGATGTCGTCGTCGAGGTGGCCGTTGTGCCATACTTCGCGGCCGTCGAGGTCGGCGAGGCGTCGGCAGCGGTAGACGCTCATGCGTTCTATGGCGCCGCGGCGTGCGTCCTTGCGGCTGTTGTAGGCGTGTTTTCCGCAGGCGGGGCACAGGAAGTAGGTGGGACGGTCGGGGCATTTCGAGGGGCGCTTCTTGTTGTGCTTCACGACGCCACCTCGGCATCGAATCGGGCCACGAGCCGGTCGATCCGGGCGGTGCCGAGGGACTGTTCGAGTGCGATCTGCAGTTCGATCGGCGCCGACAGGTAGAGCTCGGTGATTATGTGCACGGGTATCGACAGCTTCTTGGTGTCTCCGGCGCGGCGGGCGCGCAGGTAGGCGTTCTTCGATTCGCGGCACGGGGGGCAGGGGGTTTCCTTGCGGCGCACGTGGGCCTGGTAGCCGGAGTAGGTGCCGCACTGCGGTACGGGGCGGCCCTTCTTCGGTTTCTTGGCGCGGAGTTCGTTGCGGTAGGTGTTGTGGGCGAGTCGGCACGGGTCGCAGGGGGTTTCGCCGCGTCGGGCGTGGGCGAGGAATCCGGCGTGGGTGCCGTGGTTGTTGACGCTCGTCACGAGGTGCTGGTCTCTTTCGCGGATGTTGGGGTGGGGCGCCGGCCCGGGTTGGTCGGCGCCCCCGTGTGGGTGGTTCCGTGTGGGGTTACGCGGCGGCCGTGCCCGGCTCGCCTCCCAGTTCCATCTGCCCGTCCGACGTCTCCGACTCCGCAGCGCGGATCGCCTCGAGACGAGTTGACATCTCAGCCTTGAGTTCAGCCTTCTGAGGCTCGGTCAGGTGCGGCGCGTAGTAATCCCACGCCTTCTTCAACGTCACAGCCGAATCGCAGGCCCGAACCTTGCCGATCATCTCGGCGAACTCGGACGTGCTGGGGCCGGGCTCGGGCTCCGGTTCCGGATCGGGTGCAGGTCGATCCTCACTCCCCCGAGCTTCGGCTGCCTCGTGCAGCTCTCCCTTGTGCCACAGGTCCAGTGCGGCACCGAAGCGCATGCCGGAGTTGCGCAGCGCGTCACCGATCGCTTCCTTGACGGCATTGGCGCCCTGCTTGCCCTCTGCGTCGCCGTAGCCGAGGCGGGTGACACCGCAGATGGTGAGCTTGATCCACAGTCCGCCGTGGCGGTCAAAGCGCGGCAGGCCGTGCTCGTCGTAGGCGAGCGGTTCCCAGGTCCATTCGGGATCGACGTCGAGAAGCCGGTCGGTCAGTGCGGCGTGGCCGACGTAGTCGAGATGGACGGCGGGCAGCCCGTGCCAGCCGCCGCATTCGCGGCACTTGCCCTTCTCGGCGTTCTTCCGCGTGGGCTTGGGGAGCTTGCCAATCTGGTTCTCGGGGAACGGTTCGCGCAGGCGCTGCAGGCGGGCGTCCCGGTCGTCGGTGGTCATGGTGGGTGGCTCCTCTTTCAGTTGGCCCGCGGTGCCGGCAGGGCCAGCACGTCGGTGATGTTCAGGCGTCCGGTGCGGACCATGTCTTCGACCAGGGCGTCGACGTTCTTCGAGGCGGTGAACCGCGGCATGGACGGACGCGGCGCGGGCACGGTCACCACGACGCCGTCGAACTCGAACCGCTCCGGGCTCCCGGCGGCCTTGTGCGCGGCCAGGGCCCGGGCCTTGACGGAGGTGAGGCCTTGTTCGGTGAGTCGGTAGGTGGCTGCGCTGTCGCCGAACTCGTCGATTGCCCAGGGCAGGACGCGGGCTTCGTCGTCGATCTCCACGACGGGTTTGGGCTGGGTAGGTTTGGGGACGCTGGCGTAGCCGAGTTGGTGGGTGTCGGTGTCGTCGATGCCGTCGAATGCGTAGACGGTGCCGCGGGTGAGGTTGGCGGCGAGTTCGGCTTTGGCGGTCTTCTCGACGTCGGCGAGCTTGTTCTTGAGTGCTGCGACGAGGGCGAGTTTGGTGACGATCGCCTCGAGATCAGTGGTGCTCACTTCGACTCCTTTCGAGCCATGCGTGCCTGGTGCAGGAGCTCGCCCGCCATGCGCTCGAGTGCCTCGGGTGGGAACGGTTCGTGATCCTCAGTGGTGTAGGTGATCCCGGTCGGACCGGTCGGCAGTTCGACGACAGCGAAGCGGTCGAGTACCGCGTCGGTGGCCTTCGCGCACCTGCCGTGCCACTCGATGCAGTCATCGAGATTGGTCTCGCAGATCACCGAATGGGCGACTTCAATCAGTTCGTTTCGGATGCTCATGGGTGGTTCCTTCAGGAGTTGGCGAGTTCGAGCAGGACATCGGCGTGGCAGGGCTGGTCGAGCGGGCACCAGCAGGCGAGGTCCTTGCCGGCGAGCTCGGCGCGGATTGACTCGACCAGTCGGTTGAAGGCGGTTGGACGGATGCGGCACAGAGTCTCCAGCTCGACCGCATACAGGCTCACCGCTTCCGCCGCGTCCTTGATGTCGAATCCGGTGAACCTGTTGACGTCACCGACCCGATACGGGTTGCCCCACTTCGTCGGGCGTCCTACGTAGACGGCGCCTTCTGACATGCGCCAGCCCTTCGTCCGCTGGCGTTGGATCCGCTCCGGGGTGCTCATGCGTACATCGCCTGTGCGAAGCCGACCGCGGACCAGTAGCCCACGACCATCACGAACAGGAACCCGGCCGCACCCGATATCAACGCCAGCGGGGACACGTCGCCGTCGTAGGGTTCGTAGTCGTGGTGGTCGTCGTCGATGTCGCGGTCGGTGAACATCGGATCAGTGCGGTTCATCGGGCTTCTCCCGGGGTGTAGATCACGGTGATACGCGGGGTCTGGGTGTTGTAGCGGCTGGCCTCGCGGATCAGGTCCGCCGCGGTGTAGTCGTATTCGTCGTTCCAGTCGGCGCCGGCCCAGGCGTCGCGGCCGTGCTTCTGGTAGGCGGTGACGTCGACGAGGACGACAGAGTTGTCGGGCAGGGCCTCGAGTTCGCTCGGTGTGGTGATGGTGTGCGGCTTGCGCCAGCCAGCCGCGAGGAGGTTCTCGGCCATCCGTTACCAACTCTCATCGTCCGCAGCGACCAGGTCTGCGTAGAGTTCTTCGCGGGCGCTCATGCGACATCGGTCTCGGTGCGTGCGGTGACCATGAACAGCTTCGCCAACACGACCTGCACCGCATCCGACATCGACCGCCCCTCACTCTCAAGGACGAAGAACTTGCGGTTGTCGGTTTCGAGGTTCCACTCGACGGCCGGATGTGCGCTGTGGCCGGGGAGGTAGAGCTTGACGTAGAACCGTCCGTTGGAGGACAGCGACACCGTGTAGTGCGCGTCCTCACGGGCGTGGACCTCGGTGTTCAGGCGGTCGAGCAGCTCGGCGAGGCTGCTATCCTGGGCGGCGGGGTTGGTTACCATGGGTGGTTCCTTCCTCGGCCCGGTCTCGTTCGCACCCTGGCAGGGGGAGAGGCCGGGCCTCACTCGTTTCTGGGGGGATGAATCAGGCAGCGGCGGACGGGTCGTACGGCACCCGCGTCGCCCACTCGAGGACGTCGACCACCTTGAACCGGGTCAACTTCGGGCCCAGGCTGTAACCGGGCAGATCCCCGCGGCGGGCCGCTTCCATGACGGTGTCGTAGGAGACGGACACCAGCTTCGCGGCGTCACGGGCGGAGATCAGCTGTGCGCCGACCGGAATGGGGGTGACGGTGACGAGATCCACGGTGGTCTCGTTGCGCGTTTTGCGGGCCATGTGGGTGGTTCCTTCACTCGAAGCTTGGTCGTAGCTTGCCGTCGTAGCGTAGCCCGTAGCTACGCCGCTACGCAAGCGGGTTACGTCGGAAAGTCGAGACTTTTGACGGAACTTCGAAGAAGATGCAGGTCAGACTACGGTATACCGGCCAGTAGGTACGCTCTGCGTAACCTGAGAATCTTGGTACCGCCTACGCACTCCGGTGCGAAACTTCGATACAGTCTCAACCCATGGAGACGGACAAGCGCCAAGCTGCAGCCCGTGTCGCCGAACTCTTGAGACAAGGCCGCGAAGCCGCCGGTCTGTCAAAGAAGAAAGCGGCAGAACTATCCGGAATGAGCGAAGGGAGGTGGAGACAATTAGAGAAGGGTGTCGAAATGAAAGCCGGCGTCGAACACCCAGCAACCACCTCGGCGAAGACACTCGTAAAGATGGCCCGCGCCATCGGAATTGAGGCGAAAACGTTACTCGAAACAGCTGGATTTGTCGGTGATGTTCCTGACATCGAGGCCCAAGCGAACGAGTCGTTGCCTACACGTAAACTGACACCCGAATCCATCGACGTGTCAGATCTGAACGACTTCGAACGTCGACTGGTGGAGGCATACATCTCTGGTATCAGAGCTCACAAATAAGGACAACGAACATCGTGCGTAGCCGGGATCCCATCGCCGAAGCTAAAGCCCTCGGCATCACCGTCCGGATCGAATCACTGCCCTTCGGGGACTCGTGGTGGATACCGGAACTCCGCACGATAACTGTCGACGAAACCCTCGTAGGTCCCTACCGCGACGCCTGGATCGCCCACCAGCTCGCCCACGCGATCTTCAACCCCGACACCATCGAAGACCGCTCCGCCGTCGAACTGAAAGTTGTCGACTCCACCACCCGTCAATCCGTCGTCCTTGGCGAACTCGCACGGGTCGTGACCGAAGAACACGACCCCGTCGCCATCGCGCACCGGCTCCGCACAGTCCCCGAGTTGATCTACGCCCGCGTGCAGCTCCTCACCCCCGGAGAGCGCACGTTCGTCGGCGACCTGGTCGACTCGATCGCATGGGACCAGTGGAGCGGCCCGAAGACCTTCGAGTGCGTGCAGTACCCCCACGCCCACGCCACTCCCGAACCGGTCGACGTGCTTCCCACCCTCCGACGCTGGTAGACCAGACAACCTTCCGCAGAGACACGAAAAGACGCCCCCGACCCACCAAACGTGGATCGGGGGCGTCCCCGCATCGAACCTCAGGCCCCCACCGGCGCCGGCCCCGCCAACAACTCCCCCAACTGCGACAACGCCGCCGCCGTCTGCGAATGATCGATGTGCGCATACATCCGCTGCGCCGCGATACTCGAATGCCCCATCACCTGCATACGAATGTGCTCCTCCACCCCCATCGCCATCAGCAGACTCGCCGTCGTATGCCGCGCCTCATGCAACTTCACCACCGGCAACCCCGCCGCCTTCAACGCCGCATGCCAATCGTCGGTGTCCAGGTCCGGGCGCCGCGGCCGCCCGTCCCACGTCGTCCACACCAGGTTGTGCTCGTTCGCAGGGTCCATCGCCGCCTTCTGCCGCAACCCCGTCAGCAGAGGCTCAGGGATCGGCACCACCCGCACCGACGTCGTCGACTTCGGCGCCGTCAGGCACAGTGACGACTCGAGGTGCCGGTACTCGAAGCCTTCTTCGGCGTCGATCTCCACCTCCGGGCAGGACACCGCGTGCGTCTTCCCGCACGGAAACACCCCGGACCCGTTCTTCACACCGCAGCCGTGCCGGCGCGGCAGGCGCTGGAGCTGCCACGAGATGTCCATCAGGCCCCGCTCGAGGTCCACCCGATCCCACGTCAGTCCCAGCAGCTCACCCTGTCGGGCGCCGAGCAGCAGGGCCGCGGCCCAGCGGGTCGCCATCGGATCGCCGTTGCGCGACGAATGCAGCATCAACGCCCGCGCCTGATCCACCGACAATGCGTGTCGCTCCGCCCGCCGCACCCGCGGCGCGTCAACCAGCTCCGCCACATTGCGGGGGATCATGCCCTCCCGCACCGCCGCCGTCAGCGCCGTCGACAGCAGGTTGTGGGCGTGCCTCGCCGTCTGGGTGGACTTGCCGTCCGCGTAGATCGCCTTGTGCATCGCCCGCACATGCGCCGCCGTCAGATCCGACAGGCGCACCGACCCCAGATGCGGCACGATGTTGCGCCGCACCACCGAGTAGTTCGTCTGCCACGTCCGCGGCTTGAGCTTGGGTTTCGCGATCTCGTCCATGTAGTGCGTAACCCAAGCTTCGACGGTAGTACGTTTCGAAGTTGCGGTTACGCCCTTCTCGTAGTCCTCGCGGGCGCTACGAAGCTTCTTCGCCGCCTCGTTACGGTTCTTCGCCCGCACCGTGATCGTCTTCCGCTTCCCGTCCAGGCCGTAGCCGAGCCACAACGTGCCCTGCCACAACACCCGCGGGCAGTCCTGCGGCCGCTCCTGCCCACACGGAAACACCCCCTCCGGTGTCTTCTTCCCGCACCGGTGCACCGCGGACAGTCCCCCGGTGCCCGCGTCCCGTTTCTGACGCTTCGGCTTGCCGTCGTCACTCAT